TCGCCTTGCCTAGACTGCAGAGATACCGCGTGCTCTGCTGACTCTTTGCAATCAAGGCAGAACTGTTCATGTCTAGATTGATCGTCAGATTCGCAAGGTCTTTTCTTCCTACCATGTCAGTATCCCAGCTCTATCATTTTCTTTTCGAGCGCGTTAAATTTTTCAACCTGCTCGTCCGTGAACTGCCGCGCCGGCTTCTTCTTTCCAAATACGGAAGCCGATGCCAACATACTATTAACGGACATACGCTGCCTAGGTTTTAAGTCTCCGAAGACAACAAAATCCATAAGGCTGCGTCCTGCTGTTCCGCTCTTGCCGAACATTGAGGCAATCAGATAAGGCACGTACGCCATCTGCGCTTCCAGCCGCTGCGGCAACAGCCTGCCCTGCGCGTACTCGTTTCGCAGCAGACTGTAGTCGTAGAACGACAGCGTGCTATCGACAGCACTAGGCGCTATGCCTAGTATCTGCCCCAGCATTATGTCGCATTCAACTTTTTTCGTTCGTCCTCCGACAGGTCGGTAGCACGTGGATTGATTTTGTTTAGCAGGATTTCGCCCAATTCCATGAATACGTTCAGCGGCAACGCGTCTGCGTCGAGCGGTGCACCGTCGTGCGTCACGCACTCTTCGATTAGCGCTAGCGACACGCGTTGTGTGTCGTTAGGGTGCTTGTCGCAGATCTCCAGATATCGTTTTGCGGTTGGAATCGCAATTTGCAATTCCACGTCGCAAACTGTCACTGTTTCTGGAGCAGCTGCGAATGGGTTTACTTTGTTTCGCATTTTTTTGTGGTTCCTGTTTTTGCACTAGTTACGGGGAGGCTGAGACAGTCAGTATTTTCAATCGCCACCACCACCGGTACCGCCACCACCACCGGTACCGCCACCACCACCGGTACCGCCACCACCACCGGTACCGCCACCACCACCGGCACCGCCACCTGCGCTCTCAGTCATATCTACCGCGGACTGGAACGTCACGGTGTATATGACGACTTCTCCTACAGCTGCCTGTACAGATACAGACTCACAGATCAGATATTCTTCAAACGTGACTGCACCGCCTGTCAGCGATAATGTACCGCGCAATCCCGGTGTCGGAATATTACTGTCTAGACCGAAGATTTCAACCGTCGCGGTTGCAGTCTCAAACGCCTCTGCGTTGTTGCGCCTCGTGTCGGTGATAGAAGTGATGTCGACGAGCTCGACCGACGATGTTCCGTTCACGCTTCGAACGAGCCCAAGATCGTCTCCGCAAAACGTAGCAATCACATTCCGCGCTACAGCGTTTTTCTGCGTGTCGCAGGTTGCGAAACTGGTTTCTCCTGCCATGATTTTTTCTCCTGTTAGTGTTCTGAGGATTCGAGAATCCTCTGCCGTTCTTTTTCCACAATTATTTCTAGCTGATCTGAAATGTACTGAGGCATGCGCTGCTCATGCTTGCTCCAGATTCTTGAGAACCACGGTCTGCGTGCGTCCTCGTAGGGAGCGTACCAGTACGGTCGTCTTCCGTTGATCTCGATATCACGCACTTCAAGAGACATCGTTCTTCCCAGACTCGAGCGCGGACTATGCACCGCGAGCGCGCGCTTTGTTGCGCCTGTCTCTACCGGTGCGTTCGCCCGCATTTCCGGCAGTATCCGGCGCAGGCTCTGACGTACAGCGTCGCGCTGCTTATTGGCGACGTCAGCACCGAGGCGCGTCAAGTCCGCCTGTAGCCGGCGTACCTGAATCTCGAACGATACTGCCATTGCGTTATCTCCCTCGCACTGCGACGCGAAAACTGACGCTTTCAGCGGTCTGCGTGATAGGCGATATCGACGGGGTCGCCTGTGACTCCGGTGCGTGACTAAGGAGCATATAATGCGTCGGGTCATTCTCGATGTCAGCTATTACTGCGCCGGCAATCGTGACAAGCTCGGTCATAATCGCGTCGTCTGAGAGCCCTCTCGTTTTATCAACGAGCCATTCAAAGTGAATCACGCATTGCGAGGTAGTGACGTATCCCTCTGAGCCGCCCATCGCCAGAGCGTCGCGCTGCCAGCCTGTATCATGACTGATCATGACGCATAGCTGTCCTGTCTGGAGCAGTTGCATATTGATCGCGTATAGCGTCACATGATCGCTCCAGTCGATGAACGCAGCTTCTTGCGGTGGCGTGCCAGCGGGGATGTACAGATTCTCAAGAGTCTTGCTTGACAAGAGCGCGCAGCGCAGTCGTGTGAGATCGTCGATATACATCAGTAGTCCCTCCTACCGCGCGCGCGAATGTCGGTTGTTTCCTGTGCTTTGAGCTTGAGCCTCCAGTACACGCCGTCGTCATCGACTCCAATGACAATATAGTCAACACCGCCTGTACTGAGCTGAGAGCGACGCAGAGAATCAACGCTGAGTGTCGGTACTGTCGTCTTGCGCACGCGCATGATCAGATCAGCAAGGTCCTCAGCATAAACATCGCTGCGCCGCTCTTTGTTTTCCTGCAAAAGCGACATGCCCGTGACGATATGTGCACCGCCATCCGTCTCAATTGTAACCGACTGATCGAACCATTGTGATAGGAGCGGCGCCATGCTTTGCTCGAACATGTCTGCATATTTCATACATCAATTCCTCAGGTACGCACAGAGAGTTTCTTTGCGCTGAGCGGATTCAAAACAAACGGATTCTGGAAGTCTCGAACGCGAAGAACAATTCCGCGTTGCTCGTTGCTGATGTAATCCTCGACTACGCCTTCCGCCGCAGCGTCCTCGCCCCAGTAGAGCAGGCGACCTGTACACGGGGTTTCCGCAGGCGCGTCTGCACCGGAAGCGGTGCGGCAGACGTATACGGTGCCGGAAGTGAAGATCGGTGCCTTGCCAGCGATCGCGGTAGACACGAGCAGCTTGCTGTATCCTGCAAGAGACGGGAGAGCTTCCTGCAACAGGGAAAAGCTCAGCACTGCTGCGCCGGGAAACGCAGAACGCACTTCTTCAGATTTCAGGAGCAGGCTGAAGTCAAGATTGTTCATAACGATCGTATCAGGCGCCATTCCGCTTGCGCTGATGACTTCGTCGCGCGCCTTGATCAGGTCGCTGATAGGCGTGGCGTTCGCCTTGTCCCACTTCGTGCTTATTGTGGTCGTGCCGATCCCGGAATTGTCCATCGCGTTCTTGGCGTCAAATTCCCGGGAAATGCGACGCTTGGTTTTGAGCAAGCGTGCACCGCCAACAAGTTTGTTGTATTGAATCGAGTTCTGCTCACCGAACTGGATCAAATGTTCTGCACCTTTCTCCTGAAGTACATACTCGAGCACGGTAAGGTTCTGATCGATTCTGTTGTACGTTCCGTCAGCTGCGCGCGACATATTGACGTCTCGCGTTAACTGGTCGGCGGTTACGATTTCGATTTCCCCGCGCACCGCGTTTACATTCAGCGGGGCGAAGAGCCGATCAGCAATATAGCTGCTGTCGTCTGCGTTATACTGATAGTATGCATCCGTCAGTTCAGGTCTGGACACATACGGAATAATGATGTTGATAGTCATTTTCATTTACTCCTGTTAGTTAGTTGCCAAGTGCATGCCAAGTGCCGCCAAAGTTGATAAATGACATCGCGCTGTTTGCCGCGATTGTTTCGCCGGCAAAAGCAACAGACCCTGTAGAGTCGCTTGCGTTTGCGACCATAACCACCTGCGGATAATAATCACCGTCGAAATCAAGCGTCACATTTTCAGCGAGTTTTTCACAGGCGACGTGCCCGGTTCCAGAGGGGACCGTAATGGTCTTCTGTTCTACGTCAGCAGTGCCGTCGTACACAAAAGTACCATTACTCATTCGCCGCTCAATGTTGCGATTCATCTGCAGCTCTACCCATCCGCCAACACCGCTTCTTACTAGCACTCGCACTGGGCACTCGGACAGGGCTGTGGCGTCAGCGCTATTCCAGATCGTTACGGTGTACCCGTTGTTGTTGTCGTCGGAGTCAACGACAGCAATCACACTAGGAGCATCATCAGGCATCAGAATATCGATGTCTCCGCTGAGATCGTCCCAGTAGATATTGATCACGCTGGTGCCGTCAGGGACGACGTATTTTCCGCCTGCCTTTTCAGTGCTCTGATCGATATCGAAAACGTCACCAAGCGTCCGCGCATCAAAGTCTCCGGAATTAACTCCGTCGCCAGCGATCACGAGCGTGCTGGTCGTCTCGACAGCAATAGGAGCTGCACTAGTGCTAGTGCTCTTCGCCTCTACCGCGCGCCCCACAGCGATCGTTCCAGTTGTTGCTACAGCCCCATCAGCGGCAGCATATAGCACAGAACCGAGCACTGCAGACTGAGACGGTGCAAGCGTGAGTTGCTTAACGGCGTCGCCACTGCCGAGAAACTGAACCGCAGTATTCCATTTCCCGTTGACGCCTGCGCCAGTGCTCTGGTGCGTCGTGACGCCAAGCGGCGTGACATCGCCGCCGTTGCTCACGACCCAATTGCCGCCGCTCACACCTACCAGCAGGTACGGGGCAAGTTCGGCTTCAGTCTGGATCGTGATTCCTTTTTCGTTCGAAAAACTCATAATGTTCTCTCCTTATCTTTCACCGCGGAAATACGCAGCATATTCCTGAGGGTTATTTCTTGCGAGAATTTCCATCGCCCTGTATAGCGGGATTCCGTCAGCCTTTGCGCGCGCGCGTGCGCGAGCAAGAATAGCGGGCTCATTCGGGTCCGCCATATCTGTGGCGACTGCATTCACGTTCTCCAGTTTCGGCGCGCCTGGTTGCACTCGGTGTAACCCGAGATCGTATGCCTGCACTTTTGCAGCATCTACGCTGGTGCCAGACTCGATCATGCGCCGAACGAAACCGGGAGAAAAAGCGAAGGTTTCCAGAAGAGCGAGGCATCGCGCCTTTTCCGCAGCGGCGCCATCATCCTCCATGTCGTCCTCTACAGTCTCCTGATTAGTGTTCTCAGCAGAATCTTCAGCAACCGCAGGAGCGTTCTCTTCGTCTTCGTCTTCGTCGTTCCCGTCGTCGATCGGTCGTGTATCTGTTTCGGTTTCCTCTTCGTTTTCTGCGGGTTTTTCTTCCGCGACTTCCTGTTCTTCGTCCTCTACGGGAATCTCCTCCGAGGCAAGGACGCGCTTCGTGGTGTGTTTCATTTTTGCGTTCTCCTTCTTGTTGTTAGCTTCTAAAAACGTGGCATCCTCATCGCTGACCTCTTCGACAAGCCCCATCCTGAGCGCATCGTCAGCTATGTAGATACCGCCGTCTCTGTAGCCCTCAGAAACGTACCTGTACCTTTCGACTGTCGCGTAAAATCGAGCGGCAATATTGTCGATTATTTTTTGTTCCGCATCTATCAGGTCTGGAGTGATTTCCGTTCCCGGGTGCCCGGCGCCCTTCATTTTTCCTGAGCTGATCAAGTGCGTCTTGAGCCCGATCCGCTCACCCCACTCGCTGCTGTCGACAATCGTAGTGTACGCGCCGATGCTTCCGACCTGCGCCATGCTGCTTACGCTGATATGATTGCTGATGCTCGCTAGCCAATAGGCGGCGGAAGCGATCATTCCTTCCGATCGAACGTTGATCTGTTTGTGCTTCTTGAGTAGCTCGAGTTTTTTCACCGCCTTCTCGATCCCCGCGACGTAACCGCCGGGACTATCGACGTAAATGTTGATTGTTTTTTTGTCTTGCAGCAACAGCGTGTCAATGCGTTCGCGAATCGCCTGGTAGCTAGTGGCAGCGATGCCCCAGGCGCGGAAAAAATCCGCCTCGTTTTCGCTCGTCACGAGCACACCAACGATCTGCAGATCGTACTGAGATGATTCTTGTTCCGATGCGTCTGCTAGAGACCAGTCGCCATCAGCGATGATCTCTCCAGCCTGCGCAGCACAGAGCACCTCGACCGCTTCTGGGGTCGCGAGATATCTGTATCTCTGACTCAATGGAGTAGTCACGATAGCGTCTCCTCTTCCTGTCGTTTTAATTCGGCGTCGATCTGGCGCGGACTGCCCGCGATATTTCCAAGCCCGCTGAACAGCTGCCACGGGACAGGCACGCCTGTCTCCTCCTCGAGTGTCTGAGCTGTCTTGATTGCTTTTTTGATTTCGGACCGTCGCTCAGAGAGCAACTCTTCGTAGTCGCGCCCATACTCACCGACAGCGGCGCTCATGGTTGTTAGACCGCCAGCTAGCCTGTCGCTGAGCGCAGAGGATTCCTTCTGCGGATCAAGATGAATTGCCCCCGGCAAAAAAATCTCTACGAAATAAGGCGGAATCTCGTCTGTTGTGAATGCGGTGTCGATCTTCCAGCGCACGACGTCCTCAATGATCTCACGCAGGTGATCTTGCCAATACTGGATACCCCGGTGTGCGAAGACAGTCGCTGCCTTGCTCTGACTGTAGTTGCTACGCGAGAAATTAGCAACAATAAATTCTCCCGGTAAGCCAAAGATAGAGCCTGCGAGTCGCAGAAATTCAAGAAGGGTATCGCCGAAGTTTTTGTGAGGGACATTCCTCTCCAGCGTGGAGAGGCTCTCCCCGATATCCGCGTGAAAGATTCTGGCAACATCCCAGTCTTCGACATACCCCCGCGGCGTGAGCGGGTCCGCTTCCGCCTCGTCGAACGCCAGAGCAGGTCCGTCGTTGCGCTCAGCAATCAACGCGACCCGCGAAATAATCTCCCAACTTTTTGCTTCGCTTTTGATTATGTCGTTGAGATGGAGCAGCAACGAAAATATCGATTGCATCGGAGGTATTCCTCGTGCCCCACTGATCCTGCTATTGTGATATCGATGTATCACATGCTGCGCGTCTACAGGTTTTTTCGTCGACGCATCCGGGTTGCCAAATTTGTCATAGGAACAGAACCAGTACCGCACAGGATAATCTCCTTCGAAATCGATCCCGTCGACATTATCAAATCCAAGTCCACCGAGCAGTTCGCTCTCAACTAGTTGCAGCTGTCCGCTGTCAGTCTTGATCGCGATCGCTTCGCCGGTGACGATAAGTTCCGTTGCGATCGCTCTCCAGAGTTGAACCCCCGTGAACCTGTTCCTCGTTTCCGGAGTCCGATTCAAGAAATCACGCAGATAATTTTCCGCAATATTGCTGAAGTCGGTATTGGCGCTGCGTATCTGAATATTGATCCTGTCACCGACTAGATGATTGAGCACAGAATTGACAACCGCACAGAACAGGTAGTTATTTCTGTGCAGGTCGCGCGCCATGCTCACCTGCTGATATCGGTTGTTGCGATCGTGTGAATAGCCGCTACCACGATCATGTGTAACAGGATGGTTGTCATCGTAATATGCGTTACGCACCGAATCATAACCGATCCCTGCTTTGGCGCGGTTCCCGCGCACAACCAACCTGCGCGTGTTCATATTCGCCTCACACGCGCGCGCGTCCAGCTGGTACGCTTGAATTTTTTCAGGGCTTTTTCAGCGTCGGCGATCTGCCCGCTGATATCATGCCACGACAGATTACTTCCGAGATGTCCCCCTGACGCAGGGCGGTTTAGCTGAAGATAGCGAAGTGCTGCGAGAGCGTTGCGAGCCTGATGCTCGCTTGTCCAATCCAGATTCTCACCGTAAATCTGGAGCGCATGATCCACTGACGTGATCACCATTATACTGACCTCGTAGAGGTCGCGACCCGTTTATAGGTCTGGCTATGGATGGAGTATACAACAAAACGGTATTATTGTCAAGCGTAAAAAAACTAATTTTATCTCCGCCGTATTATTTTTCGCGGATGTATTTTTTTTGATCTTGGAAGCGGCAGCGCATTTACGTTTTGCGCAACGGTCGCGCGCGGAACACCAACAATCGAGCGCGAAGATGACGGCGTAACCACCTTGCTGTCGGTACCGAAACGATACGCAGGGACTAGAAGTTTATACGCTGTTAAGGTCAGGATCGCGCTATCTAGATAATGATCGCTCGTCCCATGTCGCTTATCCCACCGCACCTCGCCGGTAAGCGGATCGATAATCTGGAAATGACTATCGAGACTCGTCAGATATTCCGTGTGCGTCTCAGACGGTGCAGGAGTGTATAGCTGATATCGTCCTGTGCGCAGCAGTTCAAGAAGCTGGTACCGCTCGCTGCTGGATTCGTGCCTGACGTAGAGCGCCTTGTCTTTTTTTCTGCGCGCCACCTGCGCCGATTCCAACTCCTGAACAACTGTATATTCATTGCTGCGCGGGTATACCTCACTGCGTGCGCGCCAGCCTGTCGGTTGACCGTGCGCGCCGAACCACCGCAGGCTTTTTCCATAACGGTTTGCTGTCAGGATCAATGTCGAGAAAAGATATCCGATGTCGGTGACCGCCAGATCAATGTTGTATGCGCCTCGCATCTCTGTCAGGAAGGTAACCAGACTCTGTGATACCAGCTGATCTTTCGTCAACGCGCCCCTCGTCTCCTCGTAGCCTGTCTGATACTTTCCATAATCTATAACGTGACCCGTGAGCCTCCCATTGAGTTTTCCCCACCCGCAGAGCGTCCAATAGTGCTGTCGCAGCTGGATATCTGCGCCAAGAACGACAAACTCAACCCACGAGGGGACACGAGTCCTGATAGTGTCGCGACTGGTATATGCGTCGTCAGGCTGATCGAGCAGAGATATGTCTAGCGCTTCAGGCGCGGGCACCTCGTAGGCTTCTCCCCACAAAAAATTCAGCAGCTCACGTTTTTTGTTTTCCGCTGCCGGGCTGCCCGGCTGCTCTTGAGCCAGTTGTTTTTCCTCACGCGCAAACTGCGAGATATCCACAAACTGATTGAAAAAAGCAGGAAGTCGAAAACTGAAGTTAGGCGCATCAATCCCACCAGCATGGTGTATCTGCTCAGAGCGAATCATGCGACGCCGCGCCACCTCGTTTATTTTCCCACCGCACTGCGGACACTCGAAACGAGGTTCTCCGTCGAATCGGAAGTTCTCTCTCGTCGGCGTAACCAACTCACTGCAGTGCGGACAGGCAGCACGGATCGTGCTTTGCGTTCCTGACAGGAAACGCTGCTCTACGATGCCCTTTGTCGTCGTACCCGTGCTATCGAGAACAAACCGCTTCCGCATGCCGTAGCTTCGCGTGCGCGCCTTCAGCTGTCCGATTGGATCGGTCTCCTCGGACGTCTTTGTTTTCGTGACGCCGCCAAACTCCGTGACGATCACATTCCGCGCGGTGAAGCTCGCTTTTGCGCGATCGCTGGCGCCTGTCGAGATTAGACGCAAAAAAGCCTGATTCGCAAACTGATAAGAACCGGTAGATTGCAGAAGAGGAGCTGTGTCTAGCGCCTTGCCGGTGAGTAGCCCCTGTAGTGCTGGATGAGTTCGGAACAGCGGAAAAATATCTGTCTGCCATTTAGACGTGATCACAGGCAGGACCGGCGCGCTAAAAATAAGCGATTCGCCAAGAACACCTAGAATATATGCGGCGGGAATCATCAGGCTCAATGTTTTTCCACATTGGCTTGGACCTGTCACGATCACCTCGTCGTACTCGTGATCAGGATCGCCCTCTGGGAAAAGTACCCGCCAGACATATTTCGCGATGATCGAGGAATTCAGATCAAACATCTGCCCTGCCTTCGGACCGGTCTGAATCTCAACCTTTTGGGCGAACTCGTAGATCGTTGGTGTGTCGAGGCTGTCGAGGATCGAGCCAACATCCCAACGCATCACACGTCCTCCAGCTTCTTGATCGCCGCCTTAAAAAAAGCAATAGCTGGTTCGTCTTTGCGCCTGTATTCTCGCGAAAGTTTTCGCCCTAGGTCTGAGAGTACCGCCTCCACACGCGCCATGCGCGCCTGCGCTTCCTCCCGACTCACCAACTGCTCTGTGAGTTTTTCTATCTGGATTTCCCGGTGCTTGATTTTTTTTTGGAGCTCCTCCTGCTTGAGATCGTCACTGCTGATCGCGTCGCTGAGCAGCTTGTTTTTTTTCTGCTCTTCGGTTTCGATCTCGTCCGTAAGTTTTACTAGCCTGTTGCTGATCTGGTTCTTCTGATGAATTATTTTCACAACTTGATCGCTCCCGAGCTCTGGAGTAGTCAGCAGCGCATCCAGCTCCGCGATATTTTTTTTTGCGGCAGCCACCTCCTGCTTGCGCACCTTGATGCGTTTATTAATGCTGGCTATTGCCTTTGCTTGATCATTCAAAAAAAATCAGCCCTTAAAACAAAAAAAGTCTTGTGTACAAAAAAAATGCAAGCAGCGCTGGCAGCGACCCCGCCGTCGCAAATCGTAAAAAATCCTTAATCATTTTTTTTCTCGCGCGTGTCTGCGGAAGAACATTCTCACATACCTATCGATGTTGATGTACAGGTTTCGTTCCCCGTCG